AATAGTCAGTGAATGCCATTACTGCAATGCCCTCGTTTTCATGCGCACAGATGTCTGCCCGCGCGTTCTCTGATCGCTAACGATCAGCTCTTCGATTCCTTTTTGGTAAAGCGATGCCCACACGCCAGTGCGCTCGTCATCGCGCAAGTAAGGCGCGCTTTGTACTAGCGTGCCGTAAAGATAAATGTCTGGCGCGATATCGAGTAACCAGTTGCTCGTGTTGCTGTCAGTGAGCGGGTCGATCTTCCCGTAATAGACGAGCTCGCCCGTGTAGCCCGTGCCATCCGGCGCAGGAAACACTTGGATCTCGGTGCCGACGTGCGTGTAGTAGTTCGGCTTGCCCGTCGCGCTGCTGGAGCTCTTGAGCTCGTTCATCGCTTCGTTCGTTACATACTCAAGCGGATGCACGGGGTCTGTTTTTAAGACCAGCGACACGCTCTGATACCAGTCTGCCGGCGTCGCCGAATACTCGCTGTCGATTGTTGCGTCGGAGCGAGTGATCATTTTTCGATGACGAATCGTTCGCTGAAACTCTGCCTCAGCGAGCGAAATAAAATCTGTGATTGCCGACGTGAGGTCGGTGCGGTTTAGCCAATCCGCGACCGCAGCCTGCAATTCTGAATAGGTCGTTACAGCCACTAGACGCGGCCTCCTCTCGTCCTAAAAAAGCGATTGTCAGAATCGTTCAGCCACTTCTTAAAACGGGCAGGGTCATCAACGATGCCCTGCCGTTTCAAGTCGTAGTAAAGGTTCAATGGTATCGACGCCACTTTCGACCACTCACCATGCTTCTGGTGTTTGTCGATTTCATTAGCAGAGCGCTTGTTCGCCTCGATAATGCTTGTCACATCTTGCGACTCAGCAATGATGATCTTGTCATCCTTCAGCGAATCACCCGACTCGTAGACAAAATTAGTCTGTGTGCCGAGCAGCTCGTCAATGTTTAGTGTGCGTCGATGTTCCATCTTTCACCTATTAGCTGGTTGACAAGTCAGCCACTACACCAAGACCTGCTTCCTGGTTGACCTGGAGGCCGACCTCAGCAAGAAGCATGTACTTAGTTGCATCACCAGTCTTAGCCAGCTCTTCGCTCTGGATAGGACGCAGCGTAGCCAGTTCACACATATCGGGATCAACGATGTAGCAGTCGCGTGCTCGTGAGAATCTGTTCGGTACAATCTGTACAGATCCGAAGTCACTCATGTAGCAGAATTCTTCAAAACGAGTCGCTAGCTCGTTCCCGCCCTTCCGGGCTGCTGCATGTCGCCATGCAGATGAGACTATATCTTCATCCGTTCTGGATGGGTGGCGCTTCGAGCCGCTTGGCCCTACTCCCTTTCGGGATAGTCGTTGCACCTTCTCGCTTTCGCGAGCTTGGCTCAGTATTGTCTGTCGAGAGATGTCCACTGAGTTCACCACCTTATTGCCCGCGCATTCCTACGCGGCGACGCCTAGTTCTGAGTTAACGTCTGCTGCTCCGATGATAGTTGTAGGACTATCGCTGGGAGCCATGTAACGCTGAGCCGCGATACCAGCAAAGCCAGAGATCACAGTCTTAACGTGAGGGCCAACCATTGCCATCTTGGGCTCACCGCCTTCTGACCATACCGATTGCAATACAGTCTTGAGCAGAGTTTCAGTGATGGCGCGCTGCGTACCGTCAGTAGCGGCAGCGTTAACTACGCCGCTTGATACGGTGGGATCTGCACCGCCTGTGCCGCGTGAAGTGTTGGTCTTGATGAACGCAGACAAAGAAGCAGTCTTGCGAGCGGTTGTGTTGTTACCCGCTACTGCAGCTTGGTTCACGCCGCACAGGTTGAACTCCATGTCGCGCTTGAGCTCGTCGCCCTTCTTAGCGAGCTGGTAAGCGATCTCTGATCGGCGACCAGCGAGGTCCATTGCACCCCCTAAATTATCTGCAATAATGAAGTCCTTGCGTAGTATCTGACTGTAGTTCCCCAGCCTGCTAGTAGCAGTTACTGCAGTGTAAGAAGACAGATCATCGCCATCGATCTGTGCATTACTGGACGCTGCGGCAAGCGAGTCGGTCTGCCACTCGAAGAAAGTGTTGTTGACGTTGCGACGCTTGGTCATGTTTGACACGAAAGGTGTCGTTTGGGGCGAGATGTTAAAAATTACATTCGCCAGATCTTCACGGATGCCGACAGCATCATATTTTGTGAAAGTGTTGCTTACGATAGCCATTGATTAATTCCTTAGAGCATCGATTCAAGTAATGAGGCCGCATCATCCATGCGACCACTCCGTGCAAGACGTTGACGAGCTGACTTCTGCTTCCTTGAACTGGGCTTGGCTTGCGCCTGGCTGCTGCCAGGTCTAACCACTTTGGATCGACGGCCGTCTTTCGTTGCGCGCTTGACGCGCTTCTGGCCTCTGTCGTAGAGCATTGCTTTTCGCAGCACTTTGATGTGGTTTGCGCGAACTAGGGCTTGCAATTCTTCCTCTGCAACACCCGAGTTAATCAAATACTCACGGAGCTCTTCGCGCTCTTTCGCCGCAACATCTTCGTTCTTCCACTCAGGAATTACGTCAGGAAGTCGTTGTACTTCCTCGGCTAAGATCTGCTGCATTGCCTGCACCTGATACTGTCGATTAGCCTCTTCCACTCTCTGCTGTTCGAGTTGTATCGCTTGCATTTTCTGTTGCTTGGCAGCTTGCCGCTGTTGCCATTGGCGTTCGACGCGCGTCGCCTCAATCGGATCTTCGTCATACATCTTGTCGAAGTCCGGGGCGGGCTCATCCAGTCCGTTCAATTGTTGCTGCAGTGCCCCGAGAAGTTGGGCGTATTGCTGTCGCTCTAGTAACACAGCATCCCGGTCTTGCTCGAACGATTTACGTTCTTCCGATAATGCTTGCGACTTCTTTGTGTAGTCTGATTGACGTGAGTAGCCTGCCTTGAGCTCGTCTAGTCCGACCTCGACTTCCTCTCCGTTAACTTTAACGGTGAAAGTCTGGCCGTCTGTCTCAAGCTCGTCTGGCTCTTGTTCATCATCATCCAGATCGATCTCTTCTTCATCTGCTTCGAGCTCCTCATCGGTGTACTCTTCCGCAGCCTCATCTAAGACCTCGCCCTCTTCTGAGAACTCGTCAACGCGCTCTTCTGAATCTTCTGCCGTATCCTCTTCCGAGGGGGACAACATATCCAATATGGCGCTTTGCGCTGAAGATATCCCCAGATCTGGAGATTCTTCGCCTTCAATTCTATCACTCATGATTTCAGTTGCTCCTTTGCTTTTCAAAAGCAATCGAGTCTGCCGCCGCCCTCATGGCATTGATCAGTTGGTCGAGTGCTTGTAATTTCGCGTGAATGCGTTCCCGCTCATCGGGTTTGCGCTCACGTTGCCACGCTTCAAAAAATTCGTACTTCACCCTGTCAGTCAAAGTCTGAAAGTCAGGGTCATCGAACATTCGCTGAATGTTCTCCAGGTACTGGTGCTCAGACTTGGCCATTCACCGCACCCGCAATTTGTCTCACTACCTCACGATCTCGATCAGCGTTCGCCTTAATCTCGGCGATGTTCACCTGGGCGCCGTAACGCGCTTCGAGCTCTGCCGCCTTCAAGACCATGTCAGCCTCGTCTTTGTCTCGGCGCCGATCGTCTTCGCGCATCATCTTCTCGCGCTCTAGTTCGAGCTCGGCTTGCTTCTTCTGGATATCAACCTGGAGTGCCTGCATTTGCAGTTGGATCAGTTGCTGGTTTGGATCAGGTTGCTGCTCTTGCTGTTGTGCCTGGGCCTGCATCGCCTGCATGGCTTGCGTTGGGTCCATGAAGAATCGGTTGATGTCCTTGAACCCGGCGAGCTCTAGCATTTGTGTGAGCGTCGCGTAGTAGTTGGTCGGGCTGACCATCGGGTTCTGCGGGCCGAGTTGCTGCATGATCATTTCTTGCTTCTGAGCAACCTGCTGCAGCATGCCCATGCGCTCTTGGTCTGACCCGCGACCGAGGTGGACGTTACTCACCACGTCCATTTCTGCGTTCCAAACATCCGGTGACATCGGCACAAACTGATTGCGCAAACGAATCATGCGCGGTTGATCTTGATACTGGATGATTAGCCTAAGCAGCCCTTTGTAGAGGCGCGTCATGCCGTTTTCTGCAAAGAGGCGACTGATCATCTCGATGCGTTGCTGCGCGGCTGCAATCGTC